TCCACACCGCCGCCACCCAGCAGCGACTCGTTGGCAGCGTTGACGATGGCGTCCACCTTCATTTTTGTGATGTCATTCCTGACAATTTGAAGCGGCATTATTCTATCCTCCGTCCTATCAAAGCGGCATCGGTGTCCGGGCGATCAGAATAACCGCCAGAATCGCGCCCACAAATGCCGCTGCCCCTACGACCGCCAACACCTTTTTGTCGAGCTTCTTCTTCGCTGCCTTGCCAATCAGAGCAGTGCAAGCCATGCAGACAGCCGCAGCAACAAGCGCAATGCCCAGCGTTTCCCATAGCCAAGAAAGTTCATGTAGGATTTTCATGCGTTCATCATCTCCTGTTCGTTAAACTGGAAGTTGTTTATCCAAAATGAAATGGAATAACCATATCAAGTAAAACTGCAAGAACTATACTAATCGTTCCCATTAGCGCAGAACTCCTCAATGTGTCTCTCCTCAAAACAATAAGTCCAATAATAAAGACTATCACTTCCAAAACAGATTTTGCATTAAAATACCAGCATCCATATACAAAGCACATATTGAACAATACTGCCAAAATCAGCGCTGATAGTATAAATGCCAGTTTGCTTTTCCCCTTTGCATACCAACAGACAAAAGCCAATAATGGAGAAACAGCTGTAAATCCAAACCAAATCATCGCATAACTTCTTGGGAAAAATCCTGCAATATAGTTTGAATACAAATAGTAGCTTGCAACCATACCAACAAAGAATACAAAAACATTGATGCTTGCTCTTATTGCAGAATTGCTATAAATAGAAATACACAGTGCAATCAATATCCAGATTGCAAAACGCCCAAGAAAATTACCAATATCTAAGACTCCATTTATTGCCATAAGCACACCTGGAAGTTCAGTTTGACGAAAATCCAGATATTTTGAGAAAGTTCCCAAAGCTATTCCGAGAAACAATATCGCTATGGTATTTATAAGTTTTCTATTATTGGATATTGGATTTTCTGCATTTCTTATATCATTCAAAAAATTTATCATAATTACCCTCACAAATTCCGATTTGTCTGCCCCTTAAAGTCCAAGTCCTTCAACCCACGCCGCAAGCTCCTGATGCCCGACGCAGCCCTTGAAAACCTTGCCGTCCATCAGCTTTGCGCCTTTGCAGCTCGGCGCAAGGCGTTCGTTCGTCTTGCCAATGTCGCTTCCTCCGGAGGTTGCAAACGGGATGATCGTCTTGCCGGTCATATCATAGCTCTCAAGGAACGTATTGATAATCGTCGGCGCAACGTACCACCAGGTATGAGTGCAAATCCGACAATTCACGGAAACCTTGTCATTCATACCTTTGTATGCCCGCAGATTAAGCGTTATCAGCGATTTTAGACCTTTTCGGTATAGCTGTCATAAGCAAGGCAAATCCAGCCTGCGCCGCTTTTCAGCTTGCCCCAGAGACCCTTGTTACCTGCGCTGTCAATCTGCCCCTGCGCTTCCTCAACAATGGTGAATACACCCTTACCCGTATAAGAGCCAGTAGCCGCATAGTTCGTGCCTGCGCCCTTACGAATACGCAAATCAGAAACCTTGACACGCACCATATACGGAACAGCACTTGCCGTACTGCCAGAAGAAGCAGCAGAGCCGTTGACAGTGCAGTAAGACGGGTTGAGCAGATAAATCCAGCCTGCACCAGATTTAAGCCGTCCCCAGCCGTCTTTGACCTCAACAATGGTAAACACACCCTTGCCAGTCTGCCCCTTTACCTTGCCGCTCATGGACGGTTCAGAGCGGTAGTTCAAATCGTTAATGATGACCTTTACGGTAAAAGGAACATCTGGGAACGTACCGCTTGCGCCGCCTGTGCTTTCCGCAGCGTCATAGGCAGTCAGGTTCCAGGTCTCAATGATATTGCAGATTTTCTCCACATAATCAGGGGAGGTAGCGTAGCCGCCATCCTTGATAATCTGGACTGCCTTTTTGTAGTCGGTACAGCCTTTCAGACCATCATAGCGTTTCTTGCTGCCGTTCATAGCACCAAGCAGATATGCGGAATGGTCGGCAATAGACTGTTCCACGCTGGAATATTTGCGGAACTCAGCCGTGACAGTTACATACTGCCCGTTCTCATATTCCTGCGTTTTCTTCGTATACTTGCTTGTGCCATCCCAAGTAGAGCCGCCCCAGGTATTCCCGGACAGACTGCATTTCATACCAAAGCAGTTGTTGGCGTTCTGAGCCAGTTCGGACTTACCGTACCCAGACTCAAGGATAAACTGAGCCAAAGACACAGAAGCCAGAACGCCGCTGTTCTTCTGGTCAGCCATGAACAAACTGCCAATCTTCTTGATAATGTCGGCGTTCTCCATATCTTTCAGGGAAGTAGCCTGCAAGCCAGAAGTGTCAGTGGAGGACGTGCCGCCCAGCTTTTCCGTAACAGCCGCCGCAAGGTCTCCCAGACGGTTGTAAAGCCAATCTCCGGGGCAAGCCTTATTCGCAAACCAGCGGTGGACGGTAAGCATCATTTCACCTGCTTTCGGCTCATAAGCAAGGGTCTTATTCTTGTCACCCAGCCAAATCAACTTCGTCTTGCCGTTGCGCTTGCAAATATCCACACAGAGCGCAATAAGTTTCTGGTAAACGGCATTGTTCATGGCATACGGGTGATTGAGGTCGGACGCACATTCAATCGTGACCGCCCTCTGGTCATTCGCATTGCTGGAAGAACACCAGCTTCTATTCCCTTCATCCACACACAGAACCACTCTGCCGTCTTTGCCGATACCATAATTACAGCTTGCCTGCCGGGAAGTGCTTGTGAAGCACCCACCAATACTTTCTGCCGTAAGCTGCCCCACTACACAGTGGGGCGTGATACGGTCAATGGAATGGGTTCTTGCACCGCTATGGTTCGGGCTTTTAACAGTGCAATCTACCAAAGAACTGTTGCTCATAATTATTCTCCCTTCTTTTTCGGCTCAGTGTAAGTAAGTGCCTGCGTAGAGTCGGCTACACCTTCCGTGGTCGGGTCGGTCACAACACCAAGGATAGCCAGAACCACGAACAGTGCATTGACCACATCAATCAGCTTGTTTCCCAGGTCTCCCAGGTCAAGCGTGAAGCCAAAGAGTGCCGCCACAACCTGCACAAGCAGAAGCAGAGCCGGGATAATAGTCAGCCAGAAGTTCTTGTTCTTAATTCGTACAATCCAGTTAATGTTCGTCATGGTAAATACCTCCTTTAAAAAATTAAGGGGCTAAAGGTATCTCACCCTTAGCCCCATTGAGCCATCCAGAACCGTTGTCCTGGTTTCAATATTCTCACCCCTTAATGGGCAGTTCCTTCACTTCGTTCAGAAGTTCTGTCACCATACCGTTTCCACCAAGCGCATGATAAGCGTCATACATTTCAAGGAAATTCTGCAAGCCATGTTTCGTCACATAACCTCTCGCTTTCCATTCAGCATGATACTCAATCAACTGTACCCGCAGAAGCAGCATAGTACCTTTGCTGTTTGCGTCCCTGTCTTTCTTCTGATTTTTCAGCAAAAAGACTATGTACCCCATAAGAGCCGTAAGCACAATCGGTAACGCAATAGTGTACGTCTGCATTAAAAACTGTTCCACTGGAACCACCTTCTTCCATTATGTGATTTACCTTTCGGAAAGGGAAATGAAGTAAACATATTCACTCCCCCCCCCTTCCAAAATCCTGTAGTTTACTCACCCATGAGGGTTTCCAGTTCCAGGTCAATCAGTAACTCCTTAACCTGGTCTTTGATAGTCTCAGGAACACTATCAAAAGTACGCTTGCCCTTAACAATAAGAGCGACATAAATCTTTTCCATTTTACACACCTCCCACTATCATTTCATAAAGTTCAGCAAGAGCAACCTGAATATCGGTTACATTGCTTTCTGTAACTTTATTCTGCAATTCCTGTGCAGAGAGTTCTCTGAAACAGATATGAAAGCCGTCTGCGTCCTCCACCTGCTGAATGAGTTCAGCATTGTGCATGGTGATAGTTTCCTCACCATCCGTAATCTCAAGCGTGGAAAGATTGTCCTTAAAAACACTCTCGTCCACCTTCTCCTTGCGGATATAGTTGTCACCATTCTTTGTGAACCCTGTCAGTTCAGTCCCATCAGCCAAAATCAGTTTGTACATGGTAATGTTCCTCCTTTAACTTATTGTAGAGGTCATTCATATTTGCCCTCTGTTGCCTGCTCATAATTCGGTAGTGATTTTCCATCCACGAATGGTACAGATTGTAAAATTCCTTTTCGGGAAGTCTCCCCGCCAGCTTCTTCAATTTCCGTCTCATAGCCGTAAGTCTTTTCGGGTTGATTTTATGTATCACCCTGCCAGTCTCCGTCAGAGAGTATTGCACTTGAAGAAACCTCCACATTTCAGACAGTTTGCATATTCTGGTCTTTCTCACATTCACGGTAATACCAATCCCTTTTGCAATCTCAATAATTTCTGAGAGCAGGTCTTGTAAGAACTCTTTACTCTCATGGATTGCGTAACTGTCATCCATATACGCACCATAGAATTTTACCCCTTTGACAATCTTCACAAAGTTGTCTATCGGTATTCGATAGGCTATCCCTGCGTCCTGCGCTACCTGGTCTCCAATGTTCAAATGCTTTCGCATGAACTTTTCGCCCGTCAGCAGCCGCCTGTCAATTTTCTCATACTCAAGGGAATTGAATACCATTTCCATACAATGGGCGTATTCTTCATCCGTCATGTAGGAAACATCTATCTTCTCCCGGTCAATAATCCGCTGTAGCAAACGTAAAGCCCTTCCGTCCGTGATATACTTTGAAAACAGTTTCATCAGAACGTCATGCTGGATATTGTCATAGTATTTTGAAAAATCTATCAAAAGGATATATCCATCATTGGAACCATGTTTGCTGTAAAACCTGTGCAGGTGGGTTTCCAGCCTGCGCCTGGTAAATGCAATTCCCTTACCCTCAAGACTTGCGCCGTTATCATAAATAAGGTGTTTGCGTATTGCCGGGGTTATCACTTCATCACACAAAACGTGTTTCACCACTCTATCCTGTATCTGTTCGCCAGTAATACATCTGGTCTTACCACGTTCGTTGATAATGAAGCGTGTTCCGGGTAAAAATTCGTAGGTTTCATCCTTTAAATCCTGTTGGACTTTTGCCAGTGATAAAAGGTAGGTCATTTCAAACTTCTGTACCTGCGGTTTCCAGTCACTCCCTTTCTTTGCTTTTATGTAAGCGTCATACAACGCATTGCCGTCAAATATCTCACGCTGATAACAGGAGCGGTCGTAACCGCCTGTGTCGTGTTTAGTATTTACCATACGGAAGGACAATCTCTCCTTTCTCTCACTGTGAAACGGTCAAATGCCTATTTAATCACAGTATCGAAATCGGGACGAACGCCATTAGAGTTAGAAGCGTTGTTGTAGTTCGCATTGCCGTTGTTGTTGACATTGGCAAAGTTAGCAGCGGTATTAGAGATTGCCCTGTGAAAGAGCCGTTTTGAACTTGTTATCAGACTTCCTCCAACCTTTGATAAGGTCAATTTCTTTCTGAATATCAGCACCAAACCGCAAGTAGGTATTCACATCAACTGGTAGCGTCTCGATTGCGTACTGTAATTCCTGAACCAGCCTGTAACATTGACCGATTGCCAAATCTTGATGAAGCCGCCTTTCAACCAGTTCTTCCGGGTATGTAGGATAGATACTGTTTGCTGTATAGACGTGTTCACCGATAGACCGCAGACAGTCAATAATAGCGTTCCTTTCACTCTCGATAAACCACTCGTCAAATGCGTCCTGCTTTTTCTTCTGGCGGTCATACTGCTGTTTCTCAATGTCAGTAAGTTCCTCGTAACTTCGGCTACCGAACCGTCTTTCCAGGCGCTTCTCAGATTTTACCGCATTGTAACCAAAGTCCCGGAGAAGCAAATCGGTAATATCCTTTCTCAATTTATTCAAATGGTGAAACACCTCAAACTGAGAGGGTTTCCGTTTGCTTTTTAATACTGACATATCGCAAGTTCCTTTCTACCCCTCCCCACAAGGGGGAGGGGATTTTAGATTAACCGATACAGAAAGCGGGACGAACGCCAAGAGAGTTAGAAGCGTTGGTGGAGTTCGCAAGGCCGTTGCTGTTGACATAGGCAAAGTTAGCAGCGGTAATCACATCTCTCAGCCACCATGTAGCCCTGTTGCAAATTCTGGACGGTTCCAGAGCAAAGAGCGGCAACTGCCCTTTCTCAACACGGTAATTGTTCGGAACACTGCTACCGTCCGATACCGGGCTGAAAATACCACTTCCGTAAACCATGTGTTCACACATCAGGTCAACGGTACTGTCTGTCCACTCACCAGCAGAAGCCCTACCGTTGGACGTTGCATTGGAAAGATAAATTCTGTGAGACAGAACGTGCGAACTTCCAAACGCACTGTTGATAGTGGACTTCGCCTGCGCCAAGTTCGCCGTGTACATAGCAGAGCCTTTGTATGCGCCAGTGGTCACGTTGGTAGTGTTCATCTGAGCATTGTACAGGCAGGTATCAGGCACAATGACTGCGTGGTGTTTCGTAAAACTGGTATCGCCGCAGTTCAGGTAATAGTCAAACGCCGCAATACGCCAGTTCACGCCGCCGATAACCCAGTAATCACCAATGTACAGGTCAGTGAAAGTACCACTGGAAATAGCTTCCCACTGTTCCTCCGTTACGGTAGTGCCAAGGTTCTTCCCTCTGTAGATAGAGTTGTGCGCCCCAGCATTGTCATAGGTCAACTGCTCCAGAATGGTATTGACCCCTTCCATGTATTCCTTCAAATCCTTTTTGAAGTTCACCGTGGAGATAGTCTTGACTCCCGTACCATCATGGATAAGAAGCAGGCTGTCATCACCTGCGGTAAGGATAGTCCCAAGGTCTCCAAATTTCTTTGTCTGAACGCTAATAACCGACATTTCTTTATTCCTCCTTATGTTTCCAATCTGCCAAAATAGCGTAATCCAGGTCATCCACAATGAGAGTGATAGTCTCGTCATCCGTAGCAATCGGAGCAGAGAAGTCATTCTGCATAGTCATGTACTCTAAAAGACTGAGCCTTTCGTCCAGTTCCGTACACTGATTTTGCAGGTTCCCCGCAGCGTCCTGAGATAACTGGTTCTGCATGGCCTGAAACCACGCATTGAACGTCTGTTGCTGTTGGCTTTCAAACTGAGCCATACTCGCCTGATATTCAGCTTTTAGATTATCGGTGTAATCGTCAAAATCCTCTGCCTTGCTGTCTGCTTCTTCCTCAAACAAATCCTTCTGCACTGCAAAGTAATTCTGGAAAGCTGTATACAGGTCAGTTCCATTCTCCACCATACTCATAAGCGTATTCAGGGCTTCGTTCATCCTGTTAGCGTCCTTTGCGCCAAAGAAGGATTTTTCCTTTCCTGAATACACCGTTACGTCCTGGAAGGAAACTGTGCCGTCCTCATTGTTCACGGTATTGTACCGCTTCAAGCCACTCCAAACAGCGTCCGTATAATCAACGGGTAAAAGTTCCCATGCCATTTACAAGTCCCCTCCCTTCATTCCAAAATTCCATGTAAACATCCTCCTTCCCTCACTCTCGTTTGTCAGACGGTCATACAGGTCAAGAATTGCGCTTTCCAAGCGGTTCAACTCTGTAAAGTCCATTGTGTTTCCGTTATCGTAATATACGGGCGGCTCCCCGTATGCCATCTGCAAAGTAGAGTTGTTAATGGTTTTCAGATTTTCCTCAAGCTGATTGATTTCATCAGCATAGAAATAATCCTTCGGAGTTCTGTCTGTTCCCAGACTGACAATGGAAAATTCGTCATACAGTTTGATAGCCATATCTCGCAGATAATCAAGGTTATTCTTGATACGGTTAAAATCCGCAGCATTGAACCTGTCACCCGTATAGTTGCCGTCACTGTCTGTCTGCCCATGCCAATCTGTTTTGGGTGTAACCCAACTCATTGAACCTCACCTCCTATGCGGTTGTCCTGCGGGCTGTTACCTTCCCGGAGAACGCCTGATTGAAGTTGATAGTGGTTCGGTAGATATTAACCTTCATACCGTCATGGAACTCATTCTCCTGGTACACAATATCGTTTGCGTCAATCTCCGGGTTCCCTCTGGTCGAATACTCATACTCAATGCCTGCGGAATAGTAGTCCCCCAGCCAATCAGCCAAATCCTGCGCCATTTCCATATCACTTATCATGGGGTTTTCCCATTTCACGGTTTTTCCTCTCAGGTTCAAAGATTTTGTCGCATATCGCTCCACAATCTTGTACCGATACCCCAACACTTCCAGTCGGAAGGTTCCTGTCTGGCTGAATTTGAGGGTCACATAATAGTTGCCCCAGTCGGTGATTGTCACGCCAGAACTTCCTTCATTCAGCGTTGCCCGGAAATTGTAGGAAGGTTCACCAACAAAGAAAGTTTCCACGTCCCCGGCAGTTACGGTAATTTCTTCACTTACCAGTGTTTCCTCAGAAGTTCCCTGCTGATAACTGTAACAGGGGACGATAACCTCTTTTACCAATTCCTGCTTAATTGCTTTCGGGGAACTGGTCATATCCATTCGCTCCATAGTGAAGTCTGTCACATCACCAAAAGCAAAGTTGTTCAGCACAATGCGGTTGTAAGGTTCCGCTGTCCCTGTAAACTCAATCTGCATGGTGTCAAAGTCATCAAAGTCATAGAGGATAACCAGAACTCTCTCCATTTCTTCCTCTACTTCGTACTCTGTCACCAGGTCTCCATTGTTATATGTTCTAATCACAATCCCGGAAGGTAAGGCATTTCCGAACGTGAACTTAACGCCGTGGTACATACAGGCGGCTTCCTGAACGATTGTCACGATAGGGTTTGTAGTGAACTTTCCTTCCCCGTCAGACTGCTCATTGGAAACAAAACCTGTATTGAGCGTCCTCGCACTTGCCGTTCTGGGAAGGAAGTACATCTTCCCGTCAGCAGTCGTGTAATTCGTTGCCAGAATTGCGTATTCGCTTTTCGTATCGGTATTCAGGATATTCTTCACATTGGAGTAATCCGTCTCACCGTTACTGCTTGCCGCCGCTTCGGGGATGAAGTTGGATTTAATCTGAATGGTTCCGTACCTCGTCTGAGACAACGTGCAACGACAAGCGTTGGCGATAATCTGCAACGCTTCCTTATGCTGCACACGGGGCAAAGGATTTTTAGAATACAGGTTTTTCAGCCGGGGGTCTATGTAATAGTCTGTCTGTCCTGCGTCCTGCAAAACTTCCAGAGCCAAATCATAGTAGCTTTTCCCTGTGCCAACGTACATTCCCTTGTAATACTCAGAGTCCATAGTCCTGAAAACGTCCTGACAGCGGATAGTCGCTGTATAGTCATCAGACTCCCACTCAGAACAAAGCAGGTGGTTCCCTCTTACCCATTCAATCCCGCCGCCATCTGGAAGCTGATACCCATAGAAAATTTCCATTTCCTGTCCAGTCTCCAAAAAGTTGATAGCAGACTTCGGATTGTCCACGTTGAAATATTTATCGTAGTTTTTCAAGGTAACGGTAAAGTCAATCTGCGGAATATCACTACCGATAGGGGAAACATAGCTTTCCAGAGACGAACTCAATACAGAGTCATTCTCATAAATCAAGCCGTAACCAAAACGGAAAGAATAAATCCGCAGCCTGCTTTGAGGGTTCTTCATCTGGTAGATAACCAGTGTCAGTGTGGTTACGCTTTCCAGCACTTCCTCTGTACTGAAAACTGCCTGGTCATTATCTCTGAACTCCACCACCTGCCCCTTATCGGTTACAAAGTCAAAATCGGTAGGGTAGTTCTCACCAAAATTGATTGTAATACCTCTAAAGTCAGTTGCCTTGATATTCAGGTCGATTGTGACCTCATACTGTGCTTCCGATACAAGGTCTTTCCCTACCAGTCCAGTATCAAGGTAGAGTGCAGACGGGGACTCTCTGGGCAGAAAATACATAGAGCCATCTACTCGTGTAAAGTTTTCTTCCAGCGTGGCATACACCAAACTGTCATCATGTTCTTTAAACAGATTGTCCTCATTGGAATAATAGGTAAAATCCCCGTCTGAAACCTCTGCCTTTGCCTGTGCTTCCTGATTGACCACGCCGAAAGAGAGCATTATATAACCTCTCTCCCGCAAAGGGGCTTTCATGCTTTTCTTATACGCTTTCGATACTTTCTGCATAATCACTCCCCCGTATCAATCAGATTTACTTTGCAATTCCTGTAATGCGTAGGCTTGCCGTCATCATCAACCCAGTAGGGTTCGGCAGTCCTGTCACCACAGTACATCTTGATTGTTTTCCTGGAATTGGTAACAGGGTCAACAAAGGTTACGTCCACAAAAAAGTTGGATAGAATACTCAGTATCGTTTCCCACTGTTCGGCGGTCAGCCACGGCCATTCAAGATTGTCAATCTTATACTGGTCACGTCCAATTCTCTGTGCCACCACAGTACCGTTAGCGTTTCGCCCGGAGTCAACCAGAGTAGTGACTACCGGGCTTACGCCACGTTTAGGAGACGGTAACTCGTACCCGTTAATTGCCAGATATGCCATTGTCACCGCACCTCCTTACTTCGTAAATCTATATCCATTGGCTTTCGTCTGTACATCTACAGCGTCTGTGATAACACGGTTGCCAATCTGCACAATCGGGTGTTCGTCCTTATCTGCCTGTCTGCGTGTATCTTCCGCAATCTGGTTCAGAGTCGGCTCCACATACTCACGGTAGAAGTCCTCCATAGCCTGCTTAAACCCAGTGGAAGAAATTTCACTGTTTGTCTCCACATTGGAAGAAATAGTTCTCGCAAATGCGTCAGAGTCATAATACCGTAAAGCAGAGGTATCAACCGCCATAGCCATTGTCGGCGTGATATTCGTGAACGAGTTAGCCCATTCACCCACCACGCTTCTTGTGGTCTTACCCACCTGAGCAATGGCGTTGTTAAAGCCCGCAACGGCAAATCCACCAATCTCATAGAAAACCTTAGACGGCGAATTTATATCCAGCGTGTCCTCAAACCAATTCAGAACGGATTTACCCCAGCTAACAACTGCATTTTTACATCTGCTTGCCCAACTGGTTACACCGTTTGCAAACCCGTCTACAATGTTCTTAGCGATAGTTCCCCAAGAACTGCTGGAATTTTCAGACTGGAACCACTCTTTCACCTTGCTTGCCCAGGTCGTGATATTACTTTTTGCGGTTGTATAATAAGAACCGATTTTGTCCTTGAAACCGTTGATAACATCACTTGCAAATCCAGAGAAAGCAGACTTAGAAGCAATCCCTGTAAACCAGTTCTTTACATTGGTAGCCCACGTCTGAATGTTACTCTTAGTGGTCGTGTAGGCAGAACCGATTTTGTCTTTAAATCCAGTAATGACGTTACTTGCGAACGTAGAGAAGTTTGCGCTGTTCACGCCGCCAAAGGAACTACTGGTAAACCATTCCTTCACCTTGCTTGCCCAAGTCGTAACATTCGTTTTGACCGTGGTATAAGCAGAGCCGATTTTAGACTTAAAGCCCTCAATCGTATTATTGGCAAATGTAGAGAAGTTCTGGTAATTCACCCCTCCGTAAGAACTACTGGTAAACCACTCTTTAACCTTAGAAGCCCAGGTGGTAATGTTCGTTTTCACATTCGTATAAGCACTGCCAATTTTGCTTTTGAAACCTTCTATGGTCTCATTGGCATAAGTAGCGAATGTGGAGAGGTTTACACCTCCAAAGGAATTACTGGTGAACCACTCTTTAACTTTGGAAGCCCAGGTAGTCACATTGGTCTTGACGGTCGTATAGGTAGAGCCAACCTTATCTTTAAAACCGCTGATAATATTCCCAGCAATCTCTTTGAAATGCTCAACAATTCCCTTGCCGTCCTCACCCTTTGTAAACCACTCAACAACACTGCTTCCCCATTTCTTCACAGTCCCGGCGATAGAAGAAAAGAAGTTGATACCTTCCAAAAATCCCTCTACCACATACTGCCCGATTTCTTTCATCACCGTAGACGGAGAGTGAATACCGAACAGGTCTTTGAACCATTTCACAAACGGGTCAACGATATGCTGTTTAATCCATGCGCCGGGGTCATCAAAGAACTCCTGCACACCCTGAGTGAAGCCGTTCCAGAGGTCTCTACCAGCCTGCTTGAACTCAGCCCATTTTTCCTCCCCAACCAGTGCGTTAAAGAGCGGGTCAATCATGTTGTCCATGACCCAAGAGCCTATGTCGGCAAATCCTTTGCCGATTGCGTTCAGAAGGTTTACAGCGGTTTCTTTCCAATCCTCCCCGGCAATCTCTTTATCCCACCAGTTCTTGATGTCCTTCCCGATACTTCCAAAGAAGCCACCCAGGAACTCAACGCAAGAACGAATGGCTGTGCCAAGAAAAGTGAAGATACTGCTTGCGATACCTCCCCAGTCAATGTTGGTGAACAGGTCTTTGATTTTCTGCCAGAGCAGAGAACCCAGGTCAGACCAGTTGTAGCTATTCAGCCACTTTGTAGCTTCATCAAACGCACCAATGATAAAATCACTGATACTCTTACCTACCAGTCCCCAATCCAGTTCACTCAGGAAACCGATAATCAGGTCAGGGAGAATGGTAAACCATTTCACCATCAACCGCCCTGCGTAGGTAAAATCTATCTCACTCAAAGCCGCATTAAGCAATTCTGCTATGTGCGCTCCAAGGTTGGTAAAATCGGCTGTATCAAGAAACCAATACGCCGTCTGAATTGCACCGTTCAGTCCGTAGCCAATCTTATGACCAATACCAGACCAATCAATGCTGTCCACAATCTCGTTAAACTTTTCACCCAGAAGGGTTCCAAGTTCTTTCCAGTCCCCAGCTTCAAACGCCGCTTTCAGTTTGTCGGCAAACTCAGAGATAGAGTTTTCAATCGGCAACTGCTCAAACATGGAACCATAGTCTTTGCCGCCTGCGCCACCGCCGCCAGAACCAGAATTATCATTTTGGCTGATAATGTTCAGTTCATCAATTCCAGTGGTAGCGTCCTTAATCTCTTTTGCAGCCTTTTTCGCTGTCCCTGCGGTATCACTGATTGTGTCCCCGTAAGAAGCGGCAGATTTTTTCGCCGCAGTATAGGTACTTGCGCCCGTCAGTCTCGCAAAAAACTGATTGACGATATTCAGCAGAGCAACAAACTTATCAATCAGGAAGTCAATAGCAGGAGCCAAAGCGTTAATGATAGGAGATACCATAGCCCCCATACTGTTTTTCAAGTATTGGAAACTCGTAGCCAGACTGTCCATACTACTCTTGAACTGACCGCCCATGAGTGAACTGTACTGGTACAGATTGTTGATACCTTCCTTCATGGCATTGGCAAAACCATAAATCAGGCTACTCAACCCCTGATAGAGAAGAACCTGTTTAAAAGCATAGCCCAGTTTCCCCAGACCAGAGGTAGTCTTTTTCACTTGTGCCGCCAGTTTAGAACCAAAGGTACTTCCCAGTTTTTTACCTGCGCTGATTGCAGCTTTCGCCGCAGAACTAATACCATTCAGAGACCCTTTCAGCCCCTTCAAGGTTGCGCCGCCCAAAGCAGAAAATGCACGAGAGAATACCCCTCCAAGATTTCTCAGGGTATTCATAAAGCCATTCGTAGCCGTATTTGCACCCGTGACACTCTGAGTATACTGAGTCATGCCAGAAGTAGCCGCAGCAGCGGCAGCACCCGCCCCAGCAGCACTCGCACCCGTAGAAGCAGGAGCAGTAGCGGGAGCCGGGGCAGAGTTAGCAGAAGAAGTACGTCTGCCGCTCGTAAGCCCTCTCAGGTTCGGAACCTGTAGCCCCTGCATACTCTGTAGAGCCTTTGCCAAATCCTCAACTTTTTCAATATCAGACCAGGTAAGGCTATCCAGTGCCGTACCGATTTCAGTCAGTCTTTTGGAGATTGTGGGGGAAACTTTCACGGTATTCAGTTGATTTAAGGCTTTCGCAAGGCTTTCCAGCTTTTCCATGCCAGTCAGCTTGTCCTTTGCGCTGTTGATAGCTTCCAGTTTCTTACTCACGCCATTTAAGCCAGCGTTACCTTTCAGAGACTTTTTCAGCTTTTCAAAACTGTCTGCCAATGCGTCAACACCTTTCGCCGCCTTGTCAGAGTCGGACTGAATTTGAAACTCAAGACCTTCAATCTCAACTGCCATAAGTTATCCCTCCTTCCCAAATTTCTTGTTAATCCCCGCCATAAGCGCCCTCATAGCACCCAAACCATTTTTCATCTTTTCCCGATTTTCTTCATCCTTCTGCCTGCGGGTTTCGGTTTCAGTAATCGGAATAGGAGATTTCCTGTAGGGATAAGGCTTTTTCTTTTTACTCAGAGCGTTCAGTGCCGGGGAAGCGTCCAACAAGGCTTCATAGATATAAACCCCTTGAAGCCAAGCATTATAATTTTCACGTTCTCTTTTTCGTTCTTCCGCTTCACGAAAATATTTTGCCATCATAGAGTCCCCATCCCAGTATTCGTGATAGGTCATCCCTATGCTCATGTAATATCCGCAAAGTTCTTCAAACTTTTCTCCGTAACGTGAAACAACGGGTCGGCGGCGGTTGCCGCCGCCCGTTGCAGCCCCGGACTCAGAACCCGTTACCAGTTCGTTGTCCACTCCACGTTTTTTCCCGCTTTGTTATCAGGCTCCTCCATCAGAGCGATAATCGGCTCATTGTACATTTCAGCCAACTTGCCAATCAAATCCTCCTTATTCGGCATAGCCGCATAAATCTTGTCAATGGTCTCCTGCTTCACAAAACGGTGGTGTGCTTTAAACGCACCTGCAAACAAAGCAGGGAGCAGCGTCATGGGGCGGGAGTCAATCTCCTGGGCAACAAAGCCCTCGTCCTCCATCTGCTTGACGGTACGCCTGGTAAACTCAAGCGTGTATTCCTTGTCCTCAAAAGTGAAAATAATCTGTTTAGCCATTGCCAAACCCTCCTTTAATTCTTCAAATTAAATGCTTCTCACACTTCATCCGTAACTTCGCTGATAACCGTGGACGGGGCAATCGTGATAGTCATACCACGAACCTCATTCACGCCGCCGCCCGTAACAAATACGGACAAATCACCACGGAAGGAAAACTTACCCTCAGAGCCAGTAGGCGTAGGCAGAGAAGCAGTCTCCGTACCGCCAAACCAAACAGCGTATTCTTCGTTCTTACCTTCAAGTGCTTTCAGAGCCTTGTATTCGGTAAGGTCATAGTTCGCATTGAAATTCAGACCTTCGTTACTCTGAACACCCTTTACATACGTCTGCATACGGTGGGACAGAGTAGTGGTTTCCAGCAGTTCAGGTTCACCGCCCAGGTCGGGGAACTCCGTAATATCCAGCAACTTCTCCCATGCGTCTTCGTTCTTGTGCATGAGGAAAGTCATATAGGTACTCGTAGCCATACTTATTACCTCCTGTAAAAATGTTTCCCGTCAGTCGCTACCCTGTATCGGGCAGTGATACGGTAGATAGTTGCGTCCTCCATGTTCGGGACGGGTGTCATTGCCGTCCGTCTGAAATTCATGGAGTACAATTCGTCATTTATTACTTTCAGAATGTTCTTACATTCTGTTTTCTTACCATCAGTCCTGTTGGAGTACACATTGATTTCAAACATGACCTCAATCATGTTTTCCTTCATGCTCGTGTCTTGCCGCTCATTCAGCGTATAGCTGTCACTCTGGGTAATACTCGCATGAGGAAAAGAAGAAGGTGACTGCACATATTCACTGGCTACGTCTATACCAGGAAACTTTTCACGCAATACCTGTGCGACTCTGGTATAAACTTCATTCTCGCAGTCAATCATGTGTAACACCTCCTTGCAATTTCTTCAAAATGTTCTTCCAACTCCCGAACTGTCTGGTACATACTCATATTGGCAGGATTACCGTAAGTATGTACCTCGCCAGCGTGTTCTCCACTGGTGATAACCTCACCATTGGAACCCGGATTGCCTGTATAACGCCATCCGTTTTTGAGTCTGCCCAGGTGATACCCATAACCGCCACGGGTAAAACCGTTCTTCCCGGCTTCTGGGTGATTGTCAGGATATTTCACGCCTGTACCAAACTCAATAAACAGAACCGCACTCCCAACGGCAACAACGGCAACGGTATTTTCTTCCCTGTTTTCCACTGAGACTTTTACATCATTCGTACCGTCATAAACTGCCCGCTGAAACTTTGCTGTAGCAATCTGCGCCCCTTCGTCAGCCAGGGCTTTCAGAAATTTCTCAGTGCAATCCTTTAACCATTTCTTATAGTCATTCAGTTCCTTTATGGCTTTATCAATCCCTTTCTGGGATAACTCCACCTTGATAACACGCTTCTTCACGATACAGTCACCTTGCTTATAGCGTAAGAGATATTGTTCAGTGACTTTGCCACTCTCCGCACACGGTAATCAAAGAGCGGTACTCCCTCTTGACTAAACTCAGGCTCCTTATCTACAAAAAGCACTGTGTTTTCATCAATCGGGCAACTCATATCGTCCGTTATCAGAACCTTGTCATAAGACTCCAAATTGCCGAACATATTTACCTGTGCATATCCCGTGGCGGGGGAAACGCTGCACAAAAGAGAAACGGGGGACTCATAAGAAATACGGGTCTCGCCTGTCTCATAACCACTGTCATCAAGCAGCGGTTCTTTCCCTTTGTACAAGCAATAATGAATGGGGGATAAATTGCGCTTCATCAGTTTCATCACAACACCCCCGCTGTAGGAACGATACGGCGCAGCAGAGTAGGCGGTATGTCACCATCTTCATAAGAACGGGAAACGCCGTTTTCGCTATGACTCGTCTCTCCC